CTAGCTCTGGTTTTTTGGATTTTACTTTAGTTAGAATTGCTATTTCGATATCAGTATCGAGTTTTGCTTCTGTGATAAAGTCGGCAAACTTTTCCATACACTATCCCCATAGTTTTATATTTCTTTGGTATCTTCTTTTTTCTTACCAATATTATATTTTGTCTCCAAAATCCATTCATTCTTTTCTTTGAATGAAATAATCTTTATTTGACTTAGTGGTGCTACTGGGTCTACTTCCCCTTTTAGCGTCACCAAACCCCAATCACTTAGTAATTTGCCTATTGTGTTTCTTCTAGCAATATCATTCTCACTCAAGTTGGTTTCTTTACCATCAAGAGCAAAAAGTTCTTTAAAATGAACCAAATAGTATTTACCTTGTTTATGTAAGATGTGACAAGATTGATATAGTTTTCTGTCTTTTCTACTTGCAACACCAATTCTAGATAATGTTTCTCTAACTTTGAGAAAGTCATCTGGTTCTTTCAAGACGATTTCAAGCATATCATCTTGTTTCCAATTCAGTTTAACCTCTTCCATTTTTTCCACCTTTTTTCAAACTATCTTTAATAGTCTTAATCTGTTCATCATTAAGTATATTAAGAGCGGATTTTGCCTTTTCATTACTATATCCATAATACTCTTTTACATACTCTAGATTCTTTAGTTTACTCGCTTTCAACCAAGGATTAAATCTTTTTCTTGGTCTAAGACTATTTAGTAAAAAGTCAAACTGTAACTTGTTATCTAGGTGGTGTTTGATATTCATCTCATTTGTAAGTTGAATAGTTTCTGTATCCAATAGACACTTATTTATGATGAAGGCTGGGTATTTCTTTTCCCAAACTTCATCACCAGTGTCCATAAGTTTTTCTTTGGTATAGTTTATGGCATTAAGATATTCCTTTAGTTCATACAAGTTCCATCTCCTTATATCCCTCTAGTCTATCTGAATTGTAGATTTGTCCACCCTTATCTAGAGTTTTAAATACTATGCAAGTTCTTAACTTATGACAGTTTCTAGATACAGGCATAGCTTGATGAACTTGTTTTGCTGGAAAACAAATCAATCTGTTACCTTTATATTCTGCAATTTCATTTAATACAATAGTTCCACCCATATCATCCTTTTCCCAATCTAGTCTAGGGTAATATATTAAAGTATAATCACCATCATCTGTGTGTGACATTGGTTCTACACCATGAGTATGAGCATTTAAATAAACTCTTTCCCATTGTAAATCTAGTTTTACTTTATTCATCGCAGATTGCCATATGGGCATAATCCAATCCATACCTCTATCTAACATCTCTCGTTCTGTATGAATCGCTTGAATATGCCAATGTTTATTTGTGCCACCTTTTCTAGAATTATAATCATACTTCCATGAAAGTTGTCGCACTTCAGAATCTATAATCTCTGCGACATGTGGTTCTACTAAGTTATCTATTATTTGTAATCTATCATATATCATCTGAATTTCACTACCCCCATAATCTCTGTTAGACACGCCAACATATTTATTTCTTGATCTGCTACAAAGGCAGATTTATACTGATAATCCCCAAGTATAACAACAGCGTGAGGAATAGTATTGGGATCAAGATGATCATAAAGCGAGTCATAAATCCGGCGATAAATCCTAGTGTGGTCATTATCAAGATTAGCAACAATCCACTTTCTGACATTTGTGAACTCCTTTCCTTTTAAAGCATGCATCAACTCACCGATATTTTTTTCTGAAATATTAACAAGAACACCAGCATCAATCTGTCCAGTAGCAGAGTATCTTTGTAATTCATTTAAAACTCTACGCCAATCTGGAAAGTGTTTATTGATTAGTTCAGCAACAGCCTTAGGTTCATACTTAATTCCTTCTCCGTCTAGGATATCTTTTATTTTTACAAAAAAAGTTTCTGCAAGTTTTATCTTCTCACCATTATTTATTGTGAAGTCAATGCCAGAACATCTTGAATGTAATGGTTCAATCAATCGGTTTTTATAATTACAAGTGAGAATAAATCCACAGTTCTTATGAAACTCTTCCATGAAACCTCGTAAGGCAGGTTGAGTAGATTGTGGATTTAGATAATCTGCTTCATCTAGAATGATATATTTTCTACCACCCTCTAGACTTACTGTAGAAGCAAAGTTTTTAATTTTAGTTCTGAGAACATCAATGCCTGATTCCTCTGAACCATTTATCATCATATAAGTAGCGCCGATTTCATTTAACATTGCTTTTGCAACTGTAGTTTTACCTACACCGGCACTTCCACATAGTATGATATTTGGGATAGATTTGTTTTTAACAAACTCTTTAAAAGTATCTTTTAGGTGGTTTGGTAAAACACAATCATCAATAGTCTCGGGCCGATACTTCTCGACCCACAAAAAGTTTTCCATAATATAGTTCCTTCAAATTAAACATTGTATTTAGATTCAGGCTCAAGTGCAATCCAATACTCAATATCACTTTTAGTATTTTTAAAGTGACTAATAAACTTACTAGATACAGCAACTCTATAATCACCACCCAATAATTTTAGGTTTTCGACTTTGAAGAAAAAAGTATAATCTGCATTTTCTTCTGACTTACAATCCACATTGATAGAATAATTATTTGCAGTATCATTCTTTTTATCTTTAACAGTAAGTAAGTTATTTTCTAACGCCAAGTCTGGTGAAGAGATAACTCCTGCAGCCCTTTTCAACTGATTTACAATATCATCATTTAAAGTAAAGGTTACTTCTTCTGAAGGCATAGTAATCATTTTACTTGGACTAGTTACCACACTAGGATCTGAATAGAAATACTTCAAACTATTTCTTGGATTACCTTCCTCTGACATAGTTACAAACTGGTCTTGGAAATCCAAAACTGGTGTTGTAAATAAAGATAAGGCAGCAAGAAACTCATTCAAGTCATAGATTGCAACCTCTTTTGGAAATGTTTCCATCACCTTCGCTCTTGCCACAATGTTTTTCATTGCAGACATAGTTGTAAGTTCACTACCTTCTTTGATAATCAAGTTCTGATTGATTGAAGCAAAGTTTTTAAGTACACCTACAGTATCATTACTTAGTTTCATTTTCACTCTCCGTTTCATTTATATAAAGTGCCATCATACCATAATGTATGATCTTAAGCAAGTCATTTCTGTCCTTACCATTCTTCTTTCCATATCGTTGTGCATACTTTAATACATTACCGATACAAAAACCTTCACCATGACCGCCATCTATAATAAACTCTGTCGCTTGGTATTTACCTTCACTATAATGTTTATCATAAGTAGCGTCTACATATTTTTTCAATTCGTCAAGAATCTTATCTTCACGAAATTTATATTTTGGCATTTAAACCCTCTTAGTTGCAAGTTGTCTTTTATCTCTTAGATTTTTCATGTATTCCATCTGGTCTGCTGGTGCAGTTAAACCAAGTTGTTTTAGAAGCAATTTATCCATCACATTTATATTTGTAGAAAAAGTTCTTCTTTCACCTTCACCAGAGAAAGGCATGACAGCATGTCTTAACCAATTAGGGAATATCATAAGTACACCCTTTTCAGGCTTTACATATTCATCTGTAGCAGGTCTAAGTATCTTAGTATCTGATCTTCCGTTTACTCCCCATTGAAAATAAGTAAACCCATCTACGGCACCAGAGTTGTTTGCCAAGTTCCATTGTTCTTCAGCATTTATTTTCTCAATCTGTGGTGGAACTTTTAGGTATAGGATACATGATAATCCTTGTTGAGTAACTACCCCATGATCGTGTAGTGGATTATAATCACCAGCATAACTATGAACTGACCATGCTTCGAAAGCATCAATCACGGCATCCATATCAAATGCATTTTTTAAATAAGTTCTTGCACATTGTTCGATAATTGTTTTTACTTGTGCTGGAACTGAACCTTCTGTTTCATCTGTAATAGGAAACTCAATCTGTGCTGATTTTTCATTCTGTTTTATTTGTCCTACAAGACCCCAAGAATAAGTATTTGATACTGTAGTATTACCTTTTACTTGTCCAAATCTTTCATCCTTAGTCAATAACTCTTCGTCAATATAATTATTGATTTCATCAATGGCAGACTCTGGAATCTCTACTCGCATCATATGTAATGCAAGTTTTGTTTTCATAGAAACTTTTAAACCACTATTAGCTTTCTCATGTTCTTCATCTGCTTTCTGCATAGTTTCAGCATC